TCAGGCCGACGGGGCCAGGACTTCTTCTGGATTGGCGAAGCCGGGCACCAATTCCTCCGAGATACGCCTGATCGGCACATGGGCGTCGAGCTGGCACATGATCGCGGTGGTGGAGCCGAGCACCCGCATCGGCATTGCGAGCTTGGGCGGCAGGTCCAGCTGGCGGGCGGTCTTGATCTGCTCCACCGGGCGTTCCAACTGCTTGCCCGCCATGCGCATCAGCCACCTGCGGGTGTAGTGGAACACCTCGACTTCCACCGGTTCGACATGCTGGCGCAGCATTTCATCGAGCTCGCGAACGGAGACATCCTGGCCCTTCTGGATGAATCCGCCCTGGCGCATGACCGCGATGACTTTGTCGTAGTCGCCGGCTTGGGCGAAACGCACCGAGGCACCGAGCTCCGGGGGGAATCCACCGGGCATCGGCGCCACCGCACCGAAGTCGATGATGCCCATCCGGCCGTCGGGCAGCAGCAGGAAGTTGCCCGGGTGGGCGTCGCCGTGGATCAGTTCCAACCGGCGGGCGGCGTCCCAGGTGAACTCGGCCAGCCGGGTGCCCATCAGGTCGCGTTGCTCGACGGTGCCGTTGCGGATGATCTCGCCCATGCCGACGCCTTCGATCCACTCCTGGATCACCGTCTTGGGAGCGCTGGCCACCACGTTGGGGATGTGAAAGTGTGGGTGGCCGGCGTAGGCCTTGGCGAAGATGCGCTGGTTGTCGGCCTCCAGCCGATAGTCCAGCTCCATCTCGGTGCGTTCGATCAGCTCGTCGATGACGCCCTTGACGTCCACGCCGGGGGCAAGCTGCTTGAAGACCCCGGTCAGGCGCCGGATGGTCTTGAGATCAGCGCGCAGCGCCTCGTCGGCGCCGGGGTATTGGATCTTGACCGCGACGGGCCGGCCGTCGGCCCACACGGCCTTGTGCACCTGGCCGATGCTGGCTGAGGCGATGGGGGTGTCGTCGAAATCGGCGAAGCGCTCCCGCCACTTGGTGCCCAGTTGTGCGTCGAGCACCCGGTGCACCTTGTCCGCAGGCAGCGGCGGAGCGTCTTTCTGCAGCTTGGTCAGCGCCTCCCGGTAGGGCTCGCCGAACTCCTCGGGGATGGCCGCCTCCATCACCGACAGCGCCTGGCCCACCTTCATGGCGCCGCCCTTGAGCTCACCCAGCACGGTGAACAACTGGTTGGCGGCCTTTTCCATGAGCTCGGCGGTGACCTCGTCCTTGGACTTGCCGGTCAGCCTCTTCCCGAACCCGAGTGCTGCCCGGCCGGCAAAGCCCACGGGCAGGCTGGCCAGCTTCGCATTGCGCGCCGCGCTTCCGCGTTTGATTTCTGACACTTCACTCCTCACGATACACGAAAACCGATTAAGGTATCCGCCTATGACGCAGTGTGCCCCACGTCGCGTGCTAGGAAGAGTACGGCTATCGCGAGCCACCGACGAGTCAACGTCGGTGGATCGCCAGCGGGAAGTAATCGAGGGTTGGGCAGCCGCCAACGGCGCGGTCGTCGTCGGGTGGGCTGAGGACATAGACGTGTCCGGTGCCGCAGACCCCTTCGACACAAAACAGTTGGGGGACTGGCTGACCAAACGAGAGCACGAATTTGACGTGCTAGCCACCTGGAAACTCGACAGGTTGGCGCGAAACACCATCAACCTGAACCGCTTATTCGCGTGGTGCATCGAGCACGACAAAGTGCTGGTCTCGTGCTCCGAGGCAATCGACCTATCGACCCCGGTAGGGCGGCTCATTGCGTCTGTAATTGGATTCCTAGCCGAGGGGGAGCTAGAGGCCATCAGAGAGCGGACCAAAGCCAGCCGCGCCAAACTCAGGGAGCTAGGACGCTGGGGCGGTGGGACACCGCCGTACGGCTACCGACCGGTGAAACTCGATGGTGGCGGATGGCTGCTTGAAGTAGACGACGACGCTGCCAACGTAATCCGCCGCATCGTCCAGGAACTGCTAGAGGGTTCCTCTATGAACGGGATAGCGACACGGCTCAACGCCGAGGGCATCCACACACCTACCGATAGGCACCGGGTTAACCGGGGACTCAAGCCCATCGGGCGCAAGTGGCAGGTAACACCGATCAGACAAATACTTAGAGGACGTACACTACTCGGCCAGTTAAATTATGACGGTCGAACAGTGCGCGATGACGACGGGCTACCGGTAAAACTCGCGGACGGACTCATATCCATAAGTGAGTGGGAACAAATACAAGCCATACTTGACGGAAACTCTGCTGTTCGCAAAGACGCTAGACGATCACCTAAAGCGCTGCTGTCGGGGATAGCGTTCTGCGTTGCCTGCGGTAAACAACTGGTCTCTGAGAGTAACACCAGTACGCGGAATAAAGCAGGGGAGCGGCGTACCTACCGGTATTATGCGTGTGCAGATAGATGCAGCCCGATGATACGGGCTGAAGAATTAGACGAACTAGCAGACGAGACTTTTCTCGATAAACTCGGCGACAGACCAGCCCGTGAAAGAGTATGGGTACCGGGCAGCGACAATACAGAGGCGATGTCAGAGGCGCTGCAAGCAGTAGACGAACTAACCCTAGCGGCGGGTAAAGCTACATCCGAAACCATGAAAGATCGGCTGCAAAGGCAACTTGCCGCACTAGATAAAACAATCGCGGAACTAGAATCGCAACCTATCCGTGAGGCGCGATGGGAATTACGGGAAACGGGCGGCACATACGGCGACTTATGGCGGTCGCTGAAAGATAGCCCCGAAGAACGCCGCCAACTTTTAGAACGTGCGGGAATAACGTTTGAAGCTGGTGTAATCGGCAGTAGCGGCAGTAAGGCGAGGCACTTCAATATCCGAACACCGCCGGAACTCTACGAGGATGATTTTTTGGCCCCGATAACTAAACAATGGACGAACCACGTCGCGGACGGATCGGCCTGAGACGTTGAGAAGTTCGCCGGCTTCGGACGGGTCAGGCAATTTTGCCTTACCCATTTGTTGCCGTCGTTTCGCTTGCTCCGCGTAGATCCGCTCGTACTCCACAGCTGCTAGGCAATCGAAGATTGCCGGCGCTCAAGCGCGGACTCCGGTGGAGTCCAGCGCCACAGCGGCACGTTGGGCCGTCGTCAGGTGTCTGCGGTGGATGTTCTGCGAGGTGATGCACGGGGAGTAGCTGCCACTAGGCAATCGTTCCCACGGGAACGATCTGCCGACGCCGAGCGCAACAGGTTCCCTGTAAGCGCCGATGCTCCAACAGATCGGGATTAGCCACACGGTAGCCAAGGAACTCATGGCTATCGGAGCTAACCCAGCTATCACAAATGGTCGCAATTGCGACCATTTCCCCAACACCATCCGAGCACTCTACGAACTCTCCCGGCTCCCCGCTGAAGATATCGAAACCGCCATCGAGCACGGTGACATCACGCTAACCTCGGGACATGGATGAACAATGGCCGACAACAGTTGGGGAACTGCCAGACGCTACAGATGCCGACGTGGAAACAGCACGGAGTGTCCAGGCATACCCAAAGGATGAGCTACCCACCGCCGTAGCTGAATCGCCCGAAGTTCAGCGGCTAGCCGCGATAGGCGGCATACAGCTTCGCAAAAACAAAGACGGGGAATCGTACGGATACCGCTGCCAACAAACATCACAACCAGGTGTCTCAGACTTTGAGTAACGAACACCAGAAATCACTTCAACACGGACAGCGCCTTACGGAACCAATCAGCAGCACTCAAACCAGCTTGATTCATGATCGGCGTCAAACGCTGGTTGCCGCCGACAACCTGGCTCAGGGCTTGCATGTAATCGTGGAGACCGTTCGGATAAATCCACTCGTCAAACGACTTCAAGTTATCTGGCAACTCGGTCGCCTTAACCGGCGACCGGCTGCGTCTACGTGTCTTAGGTAAACCACCTGCCACTATTGAACTTCCTGATCTTCAAAGTTGAGGCGAGCCAAAAGTTGGCTCAATAGTCCGCGCGAAAACCTAATCTCGCTGCGGAGTGGGTGAATAACAAGCTGGTTAGCGCTGCCTTTAACACACAAGGGCTCACCGGCAGCGGCCTTTTCAAACCGCGCGATATCATCGGCGGTTCTACAAGCGGACTCTAGGATTGCAACCTTATGAGGCTCAGAATCCATATCAAACTCAGCGGTAATCCGACTCCACAGATTCGATCCGGCGGTTTCTAAACCGCGAGGTTTACGCATAATCAAACCCATTGGGGAGGTCTAACACCGCGAATTTCAACGGTTTCTCCCGTCTTTTAGTTGTGAAAAATAGGTAGCGAAAAACTTGCTACCAGCTGCGCATGGTCGGGTTGACCTGCGCCTTTGCGTCGACAACTTTGGAGCTGCCTAGCGGAAATCAGAAAATATCTAGTCCAAAAAATGAAAATCGAGCTGGTCACCGCTTCAGAATGGAAGCGGGCGGCAATCGTTTGGGCGTTCACAGAAGATATGCGGGGTAAGAATCCCACTTCTGGGATTCTCAACTGCCAACAATTCGCTGACCTATCCATTTCTGGGTTGTCCTCGAAGAACACGGTTACCAAGTACCGTAAAGCATGGAAGCTTGCTATCGAACACGGGTTTGCGACCGACGTAAAACCCGGTGATCTCATCGACCTACCCGATCTTGACTGGCAAACATACTTCAACCCACCACTACCTAAACTTGATAAAGCCAAACGGCAGATCGCTAAAAGAGACCGGGGTAAGCCAGCAAACACTCGGAATCATCGGCAACGACGTTCTAAACCTCACCGGATGTCGTCGCCGCATAACGGTCCGGTCGGGATGCGGGGGGAGGGGTGATACCCCCACCCCTCTGACCTGCTAATACTCTGACGTGCTGCCCACAGGCAGTGCGGTGACGCAGCAAGAGCGCAGCGGCCACACTGCACAGGCGAGGGGCACTAGCAAACACACGAAACACCCGCTACCCGGTGCCCACGCAAAGCACTAGCTAACTCTGCCAGTGCCAGCGGGCTAGGCCACAGGACCGAGCAGCACACGGGTACGGGGAGGGCGGACACCAAACTGCACTAGACCCTGGACTGCCCACGCATCCTGGAACGGGGAGCTGACCTGAGTGCTGCCCGTCCGCTCAAAGATCGAATGCAGGTAACCGGCGGGCGTTACGGTCTGACGCCGCACCACGTCGTAGAGGACTTCCAGCACATCCTCATAGAGTTCTTCAGCCTCGGGTAGACCGTCCTTGGAGTGGGCGGTCAGCTCGACAATCGGCGTACCCAACAGCGTCGGTTCGGTGCGGTGACGGACACCGCCGGATCTGCGCAATTGGATCAGCGGGAACGTTCGATGATTGACGTTAGGCACCCACGACACCACTTGGCAGTCGGGAAACTCAGCTCTGAGGATCGGTGCTACGACACTAAAAACCCTTGGTAGGCGCGGCACGCTACGACCGCTTAATTGTGTAGACGAACCGGGCAGTACGGGGGGAACCGTTGAACCGGTTGCCATACCCGAACACAGACCAGCGATCACCGTTCCAATCCACTTGAGATTGAAGACCGAGCAACCCATGAGCGCGGTCGAACGAACGGGGAAACCGCATCGAGTAGACCTCCTCAGACTCAAAACCGGAGTCGGACTGCTCAGCCCTACGAGCGGACGTACCGGTCTGGTTCATCACCTGGAAGCGTGCGGTGGTAGGGATTCCAACGGTGGCCGGCAACGTCTTCGGGTTGCCGTCGATGTCCTCGGTGAACACTTCGGGGTAGACCGTTACCGGTTCGTACTGAGCACCGCGATCTAGTAGAGACACGTCTGGACCTCCTGTGTCACAGCGGAAAAGCGAACCGGGGATCAGCCCGGAAACGCTCAAACGGAGTAGGCACTTTGAGGTGGATCGAAAACAACGCGGACCCCACACCCAACAGGCCCCACTCGCGGTTAGTGATCTGAAGCTCACCTGAGGCCAACTCGTAGTTGAGTTGGTAGGTGTAGTCGCCATCGGTTTCCGACGTGTAGCCCTCGGGGTTTTGGATCACCCGCTTTACAGCGGTGGACTCCACCCGGACCACCAGCGACTCATCAAGATCACCGCCTGTGACCTTCTCATCCAAGTCGGGGATGCGCTGCCTGATTTCCAGCTCAGCATCATTGAGCAGGATTGCAGCTTGGGCGGTTTCGTCCGCCGTTAACGGTCTGCCTAGTCGCGCAGCGACATCGGCTGTCTTTGCGTAAGTCAAATTTAGTAACCCCCGGCACGGGTGGCCGCGTTAGCACGACCACCCGCATCGGATACGGGAATCTAGGCGAGGGTCACCGACGCGCCGGTACCACCGGTTAGCGCGGAACCATCCACGGCCAGCACACCTGGAACCGAGACGGTGAACTCACCGGCAGAGCCGGTAACGGTCACGTCATCGGCCACGATGCCGTCGTCAATACCGACAATTGCCGACTTGACCGCTGCCGCGTTGGCGTTGTGGGCGATAGTCACAGACGGGCCGAGACCGTTGAGGCTCACCGTGGCGTCGCCGCCGGTTGCGCCGCCGAAGCTCAGCGTGTAGGTGATCGGGCCGTTAACGATCCGAATCACACCGGGCTCGTTGACGAACGCAAAACCGATCCGGGAGGTAGCCCTAATCCACCGGCCATCCTGAGCGACGTTGTGGAACTGTTCAACAGCCGTACCGGTGCGCTGGACAAACAACACGTGATCCCGAGGGATACCCCACGCGACCGTGCCAGAGTCCACCTGATCAGAGACCAACACCGGCAGACCACAGACCTGAATGCCGTCGTCAACAAAAGTCAAGAGCGGTTGGTTGCTGCCGGCGGCAATCTTCAACTTGCTCAGCGTCTCAGCGGTTTCCGGCGAGACAACCCACGCGGTAAGCGTTGAGCCGTGCGCCAGCGACTTGTAGCGGGCGCTAACAAAAGCGTCCAGGTTGGTCAACGAACCACCAGTGCCGACCACCGAATAGCTCAGCGAGAGCAGTCCGTTCGGACCCTTAGCGGTGGTATTGGCAAAGAATGCCTGATCAACAGAGCGGGCGATCTGGTTGGCAAGTGCCTGCCCGATACGGTCAGCGATAGCCGGATCGGTGTCACCGACCGACTCATTACCTACCAGGGTGAGGCCGGCGGTTTTGGTCGGGACGACCGTCACCTCGTCAGCGTTGCCATCAGCCTCAGCAATCACGTCGAGTTCGTCATACCAACCGACACCGGGGTCCGACTTCCAGACCGGGACGTTCAACTTCGCCCGGTTGGTCGCCAGGAACGTCGCAGCGTTAGCGGCAATCGACTTAGCCTGAACAGCGAGATTAACGAGGTCGCCGTAATCCTCGGGCAACCATGCGGCTGCCAGATCAGCACGTGTAGTGCTCAAAGTGATCTCCTGTAGAGATAGGCCAGGGCATAACCCCGGCAAACGAAAAAGCCACCCGGTCTAGCTGGATGGCTTCGATGAATTGGTTGGCGCTGCCACAGGCAGAGCCAGATGTGCGCCGCTGGCGCAGGCCAGACCCGGCCACAGACCAGGTCCAGCGAAAACTAGTGGTGGCTACGAGGCCACCGGGCGATCCTTAAGCAGGTTGCCCCACGTCGGACTGGCCTTAACGTCGGATGCGCCAAAACCCTGCGAGCGGTCAACAGCAGCGTCTACCGACCGCAGACCAGGGCGGGAACCGAGAATCTCGGAGACCACCTCAGACACCCGGTCGGGGTCAACAAACCCCGCCTCGTCAAGCAGCTCATCGAGCTCGATCCCGCCCAAAGTGAAAAGGTCAGCAGGTTCGCTCAGTCCCTTCGCGGCAAGCCGCTCAGCGTCCCGGCGCTGAAGTTCCCGGACCATAGCCTGAGCCTCGTTACGCTCAACCCGATAACGAGCCTCGCGGTTAGGCCTCGGCTCACCGGGGGAAACGTCCGTATTGGCGTCTAGATTCAATTCTGACGGGTTTTCACCATCTTCGGGTGTAATGACATCAGATGGAATAGTTTCGTTACTCAATTCGACCCCTGGATACTCGGAATAGACAAGCCTTTAGTAGGTTCGGGACGGCGGAAACGCCGGTCCCACAATTCACGGCGTGCCTGCAAATCGCCTTTGTGCCAAGGCTCATCACCATCCGCCTCGATGGCGGCGTTTAAGTTCTCGGTGCGCTTTACAAACTCTGCGAAACGTTCGTCACGGGATTTAGCCCACGGTGCCGTGCTGTCGTTGTGCGCCATTCACGCCACCTCGACATACGAGTTGTTGAAACCGGCGAGAACATCCAACACGGTCATCGGTTTGGGTAGTTCGATGTCGTCGTGGGAGACCTCCCACTCGACGCGGCGACCGAAGCCGGATTCAAGACTGTCAATCAGATCAGATATGTAGTTCATCTATAGACTCCATTCAAAAGGTTGGGTTAGATCCCTCGCATTGCTCGGGGGGAGGGGTGGTTAGTGCCCTCGCTCGTCAAGCTCGACTCGGGGAATAGGTGCGCTTCGCGCAGGCTGAAAAAGTTTGCTAGAGGGCATAGGCGCTGACGCGGGCCACAAGCCCTACATATAAGAGACTTTTTCTAGAAAGTTGCACCTTTTGCACCCTGGAAAACCAAAGCCCGAGGTCAGCGGGTTTTAGGCACCTAAAATAGGGTGCAACTCAGGGTGCAACTTTTGCCATTTTGGGTGCAACTTTTGGTCTGTAGGGTGCAACTTTTACGTTGGTGGGTCGGGAAAGTCCCAACCTCGCACACCCTGGACGGTCTTTGCTGGACCGAGTACGGCTGCGACCCGTTCGTAGAACTTGTTCCGGGTCAAAGCTTGCTTACCATTCCCATCCTCGATCCATAATTTGTAGCAATCATAGGTACGCGTGCGGGGCGCGAAACCTACGGGCAGCATCTCCCCATCGGCCAGCCACGCGCGGACAGGATCAGATCGGGTGGCGAACGCTTCCCTCGCTGCATCACCCGGTGTTGAGCGTCGGATGGTGAAACCGGTAGCGGCGGCGCGGCGCAGAAGCTTACCTGCGATAGCGGCCCGCTCTGCGAACAACCTGGCCTCGATGGTGGTATCGGAACCGTCAAACGTATTGGGAAACTCGATGATTTCCCACCGTCGCAGGTAACCCTCAGACGTGTCCGACGACGTTGGAATCTGGTTGGCCGAGAAAACCGGCACCGCCCAGACGTGGGCAGCAAAAGCCTGCGCGTGTTTAACGTCCATTTCCACCAGATCGCCGCCGGTCATCTGTTTAAAAGCACCGGTGCTATCTAAATGCCCGCCGTCAATTTCACCGACCAGATTTATAGCCTTGCCATAGAGGCGTGCGGCGGCAAACCGGGTACTGAGTCGCTGAAGCGGAACCGCTGCCATGCTCTGCCGACCGGCGATTGCCTCGATGAGATTCAGCAGGAGGCTCTTGCCGTTCCTGCCAGTGCCGGTAAGCATCACCGCGCGTTGCAAAGGATTTCCCGGCCGCAGGAGATAGGCCAAGATGTCGAGTACCCGGTCGATGTCGCCGGGGTGGAGCACATCGGCCAAGAACCTGTCGAACTCTGGTGTATCCGCCGAGAACGTCGGATCAACATCGAGCTGATAGGTAACCAGCAGGTCGGGATCGTGCGGAACAACCTCGCCGTTGACGAAATCGAACAGGCCGGATGACAGGGACACGTAGCGGTCGTCTGGCCGATCCGGGAAGATGAAGTGTTCCCCGTGCTTTAACTCAGCACGGAGACGGTCGGTGACCGTATTGAGGTGCTTAGCTCGGCGGTAGGTTTTACCCATCTTCATCGGCAGAATATCGGTCACAACGTTGCGATCTGGCTGTGACAGCCTGACTTGGCCCCGGGTGGACGGTTTGAAGTGGCTCCACCTGTGTGGTCGCGGGTGTGCTGT